AATCTGGCGCAGCAGGTCTCGGACCTTGGCCAACTTATCCGCCAGTCCATCCGCATCACAGGTGGGTACGGCCTCTTGGGGCCGTGAACCATTATCTATAGAGACTGAGGGTGGGGGAGGGGCGAAACGGGCGAGGCATTGTCTAGCGACATACGCGACGTTTGCAGACCCTTCGCTCGCATAGACCGCCATGTCTTTGGCGGCGGCCAGAACGGCTAGGGCCTCCATCAACGGAAGATGGTCGCCATCGACCCAATCGGCCATTTCCTGCACAGCCGTGCTGATGTCCTCCCAACCTCCTACAGGTGCTGCGAGGCGCTGGAAGCGGAGCGCGCGATAGACCTTCATAGCCAGCGCGAACGGAAGCTGGTCGATGCGCAGACATTCGGCCTCGCTGACGCCCTCCCCCGCCTGCTCTAGGGATGTGATGAGTTCAGACATCAGGGTGGTCCACGACGGTCCAGACGGTGTCGCGCCCAACGCGGCGAAACTCGATCAGGCCTCGGCGACGAAGCTTCTGGATGGTCCTGTCGATCAGCCGGTCGTGGTCGCCATCACGGAACATGGCGTCGCCTCGGAAGGTGGCCTTGCGGTCGGCAGAGAGGCCCTTGTAGGTGAACGGCTCACCGGACAGCATCCGGGCTTCGATCTCGTTTGCGTCGCTCATTGGCTATCTCCATTAGCCGGGGTGTTTTTTGGTTCACTTCGGGCTTCGCCCTGCGTACCTACCGAGGGGCCTTCAACGGCTGTTCTGGCCTTCTCAGCAGCAGCGCGAAGAGCGGCGACGACCTCGGCTTGGGTGCGGCCCTCGGTGTCGTTCCAGCCAATCGGATTTTCCCCGACCAGCCTGCGCACGGTGTAGAAAGCTCGATCTTCCAGACGGTCGTCAGCTTCCGCCGTTCTGATCGCCTCGCATATCGCGCCGTAAAGACACAGGCATGAATAGGAGCCGCCCTCAGCCGGAACGCCATAGGTTTCCTGCGTCCAAGCGCCTTCTGGCTCGATCAGATCGGCAGCCGCTGTCAGAATGTCAGCGACGGTCTTTGACCCATCACAGGTGGGTACGGCGGAGCCCTCTTGGGCGACAGAGTGAACCATTACTTTTTCCCCCTCTGAGTAGTAAGGGCTGACCGGGCTGCTTGATAAGCGGGCGGAAAGCTTTGCGGCTTGATCCCGTAGGAGCGCCGTCCGTCTGTCTCGGTAAACGCCACCGCAGCGACGAGATTAGTCAGCATCTCACGCATCTCCCGGTTAGCTGAAAGGATGAGACGGATATCTGAGACGGTGGCGTAAGCCAGTTCGTCGGGCGAGCGGTCGTCGCCAGCGCCATCGACAAGCTCGTCAGTCAGCCGCTCAATCGCCGTTTCAATATCGCGAGCCATCACAGAAACCACACTGAGGCCACAGCCCCAATAACAGCAAAGATAACCAAGCTGCGAGGGCGGCAGATTTCCACCAGCGCGCGGAGCCAAAGAGGCGATTCGTCAATCATGCGGTCAAAGTCATAGCCGCGCCCGTTGGATTGGTTGGTGGCCATGGCGGCTTCGCGGCGATGGTCTCGGTGCGTATGTGTGTCGATCATGACGGTTCTCCGTTCAGCAGCGCCACAACGCGAGCGGCAAACGCTTCTTGCTCGGGGTCCGGCTTGTCGTAGCGATCGCTGCGCTTGACGATAGCCACGCGGGGGACGATCAGGCGAAGGCCCATCGTGTCGTCGTCTCCGTCATCTTCGGCGTCGTTGCGGATAATCAGCGAGCCGTCGTTCTGGCGGATAAGCTCGCCGCCCATTTTGCGGTCCCCAATCTCGAAAACCGGATTGGTTGAAATACGAAACGTCATTAGTCTTTCTCCCCTTTGCTGGACGCCGCTGCCATTTCGGCAAACTGGCTCGCCCAACTGTGAATCAAGTCTGGAAACTCTTTCCGCCGCTCTTCGTGGATGCGCTCTAGGTCGCTGTTCACGCGAGGGCGGATGGTGATGTGTTTACGCTTGGTGGCCACTAGGCGTCCTCGGTCTCGAAAACGCTAACCAGAGCCTTCGCGTCCCAAAACTGGACTTGTTCAGCGTCGAACAGCCGCTTCTTGTGGTCGTGGGCGTTGAAGAGCGGCTTCAGGACCGCCGACCGCTCGTCGGCATACAGAACGGTCCAGATGACTTCGCGCCATGAGTTGTCAGGGCGGCGGAACGTCATGCGGACGGGCTGGCCGATAACCAGATCGGCGACTTCAATCTCGGCTTGGTTTGGTGTGGTCACGTCGTCTCTCCCTTGTTGGTACGACCACAATACGACACGGTTACACCACGTCAAGAGATTATTTTGCGTTCTTCTCCCTCATACCTGCTGGGTTGGTTTTGTTAGTGTTTTTGGCTAATTTTGCGCCTGCCACCACTGAGGGGCTTTGTGTCTCTCTTGCCTTCGTATGGCCTCCGCGCGCTTGAAGTCCTCGTAAGCACGAAACCGGCTGTCATGGTCTTCCTGCACCCCTGCTGCGGCAAACCGTGGCTTGTGCGTTCTTGCGCCGAAGCCAGACCGAGTCTGACACACAAAGGTCGGAGCCGCACCGCATCTAGATCGGCGCTCCCCACCTCCGCAGATTCAAGCCGCGAGATCAGGCCGTCTGAGGCAGTCATTGGTTCTTCCTCCAAGCCCGAACAGCGAAGAAAATCGGCAACCAAAGCGGCCAAGCTATTGCTATGGGCAGGCCGACAATTCCAGCCCTGCCGTGGCTCTCCCGCCAAACGACCACGCTTGCCCAACAAAACCCGACGAAGTAAATAACGCCGAAAACGAGCGAGACAGCGATTTCTAGGGGTGTGTTTTCCTCAACCATCACAGCCACCAAAGCGCAATGCAGCCACCCATAACCGCAAAGATAATCAGACTGCGGATACGGAAGCATTCGGAGAGGGCCCTAATCCAGAGTGGAGATTCCTCAACGATGCGGTCAAAGTCATAGCCGCGCCCGTTGGATTGGTTGGTGGATTGAGCGGCCTGCATGCGGTGGCAGACAAAACGGTGCTGATCGTTCATCGCGCTGCATCCTGTTGCTTGTGCTTTTCCCACCAGACGGAAAGCGCGGGGTTTTCGTCAAAGTCGTAGCCCATGCGGGCGAGGACGCGGCAAGCGGAGCAAAGCAGCGCGACACGCTCGGCCTCTTGTTGTGCGTCCCAATCGGCTTGGGCGCGTGGATCGTAACACGGCATTAGTTGTCCTCCCTCTTCTCCCCTTCCTTCTCCATAGAGAAGGCTTCTGCCCATTGGTGAAATATCTCCCGCATTGCTGCGGCGCTACGGTCGTTGGCCAGCCAGACAGCCTCAAGAGCAGAGGCTTTTCGAGGACGGACAACGATAGGATTTGGCTTGGTCACAGGCTCTCAACAATCTCGAAATACTCGGCGGGCTGGTCGGGATAATCGAGGTAATTGTGATCCCACGAACGAACGTCGAGCGTTTCGTCTTCATTGACCTGACGAACTTCGTAGGTCTGGCCGATTTTGGTGCGGACTTTTTGCCCGACTTCAAACTTGGTCATCTGCGTCTCTCCCTTTGTTGGACAGACTGTGCACCCGACGTGCACCCACGTCAACCCACTTTCTGCACTTTCTCCCGTCCCCTTCCTCTATCTGGTGAGAGATTGTTATTGTTGGGTTTTTTTGCTCATTCGCGCTTTGCGCTCATACCCACCGAGTTAGCCTTGAGGACTGTTCTCGATCCGCACCACCTCGACCGGCCCTCCGGCTTCTTCATCGTTGAAGACCGCCATTGTCAGGACACCGGTGTAATAAGCTCCCGTGTCTAGGTTCGTCCGGTGAAAAAGAAGCTCAGGCTCGGCAATGTTCGGCTTTCCGTCGTGCTGCGGGGTGTGGCCGTGGACGACGTGTTTGCTCCAAGGCGTCTTTTCGCGAAGAAACCTTTCTCTGATCCAGAGGCACCATTCGTCCTCTTGCTGGTCAACGTCGAATCCCGGCATAAGGCCCGCGTGGACATATACGCGGTGGCGGTCTTCATATGTGACGGGGAGTGTCCGCATCCATTCACGGTGAACCTCAGAAGGCAGTCCATCTTCATAACTGCGGAGCGTCTGAATCCCGCCGTTCATCATCCAGCAATCGGCCATTCCACCGTCGCTTTTGGCTTGCACCATCAAATCCTCATGGTTGCCCTTGAGGCAAACGAGACGGTGTTGTCCCGCGTAAGACATGAGAAAATCAACCACGCCCGCGCTATCAGGTCCACGGTCGATATAGTCGCCAAGCGCGATAATGGTCGTCGGGCCTGCTTCCGCAATCTGGTCAATCTTGTCGAAGGCCAGCCTTAAAAGGTCCAGCCTCCCATGAACGTCACCGAATGCCACTGTCTTCATTGTAGGCTCCTTAAAAGCTGTTCGCGTTGTGCTGTTGCGTTCATTGTCTGGCTCCGACTTCCCAAACGCGGACACCGTTCAGCCGGGCGCGTTCCATCATATCGTTAGTCCCTCGTCCTCCGGGGAAAGCTACAACCGCGTCAGGTTTTCCGACTAGCAACATCTTGGCGTTTCGATCTGGCCCGGCGTTGGCGTTGTAGGCCGTTCCGTCTCTCCGATGCTTTATGACCGCGTTGGGGGCCTCCAACCACGTCCAGAGTGCCGGATAGGGGTCGTCCTCAATCCCGCGAGCCTTCGCCCACTCTCGGCCTAGCGCATCGGCTCCAGATGCTGCGCCGTGAATCAACAGCGAGATTTTCGACCGATTTTGGTTGATGTAATCCAGAACCTCGAAAACCTTGCCTCTATCTCCGTATTCCCTTCCTCCGCAGACCAGAACCTTCATGCTCTTTCCCCTTAGCTACCAGATAAGCTCAATGGTGAGATCGGTGTGACCAGACATAGGAACACTCCCGAGCATTTGGCCGAAACCAAAACAACTCGGGGCGTTCCAGTCTGGGGACGACAAGCTCAATGGAGCCGACCGGCGCTTACAGACACCTGACTGCCATTAAGGGCGACAGGCTCAGCGACTCCTTACGCGGGGCTTAATCCCCACGCCGAGCGGGCGTTCGCCTTTCGGACTACCCTTGGCTTGCTCGGCCCACAGTAACCACGCACCGTCCCCGCTGCCGTTAACCGACCGGGTTGAGGAGCCTAAACCAACCTTGCAAGGACGAGAGTGTGACGATATAACAGTAACTGCGTCACGCAATCGGTTCTTGCCAACCGATTTAGGAGGGGTCGCCGTAGTTCAATCCGGCGGCCCCTTCGCTGACCACCTTACGCTAGACATTCATTCCGTCAAGCCGTAGATTGATGGGGCTGTGCGGCCCTTCGGGATTCGGGTCTTCTGGACTGCGTAGGCGACGCAACGAATGGGAACCGCGCCGACTGTTTCGCTCGTCGGCAGAGGGTCTTAAACCAAACGCACCGCCGCACAGCACCTAGCAAAACGCCACCAACCCCGAAGGACTGATGGCGCTTCACACTTACCACCGGAGCATGAGACAGAGGCCGACCGGTGGTTTACGGCGTCGGGCTTCCCAGCCTACAGGCAAAGCCTACGCTTTCGACCGGATGCCCGCAAGCCCCGCCGCTTTGAGTTCCCGTCCTTTCTCCACCAGCTTCCCCTTTGCATATCCTGTTGCTGGCGTAATCCATCCGTCAGGGTGTATAACAGCAGGGTCAATGTAGCTGACCACGAAAGGCTCACCGAGGGCTTTTATCAACGCCGGGCGTTGCGGATAGGGCGGACGTTCAATCAAGGCGACTGCGGCCTCATCAGGAAGCCAATGGTCCCAACGCTCTCCGTTCAGCCAGACCGAAAGGCCCGGATAGCCACAAGTCGGCTCCTTCTCCTCGCGGAGATACCGCTTAAGGGCCTCTAACAGCCTCGCATGGCCTACTTTCGCAGCGGCCTTGTTCCATAGCTTGCGGGTCTTGTCCTGACCGTCCCCACGCTTACGCATCTGGCCAGCGCGCAGTTTCCACGCCTCGTCAAACGTGTTTGCTTCTTTCACGGGAAACTGTAATATCGCTGCACCCAACGTGCTTCCTCCCCTTGTTATTACGTTGGTTAGGGCCGTCGATGATTCGCTCTCGACGGCCCGACTCCCTAATCAAAAAGCACTTCCTGCACAGCCCTCTGAACCGGCTCTGCAAATAGCCTTGGCTGCTTGTATGCGGCCTCTATACGGCGGCAGGCAGCATCAAAGTACCGCGTCTCCCGCTCAATGCCCGTAAAGGCCATTCCAGCGGCTACACAGGCCACTCCCGTTGTTCCTGATCCCATGAAAGGGTCAAGGACGGTTCGGGTGTCAGCGGGCAGTTGCTGAAGGCACCACGCCATGACGCCTAGAGGCTTCTGTGTGGGGTGGTCGCCGCGTTCTTCGCCGTTGGCTCGAAGCATCCCGTTCCACATATATCGGATGCGCCGGACAGCTTTCGGGAGGTTGGTCCAAGCCAACTCGCAATCAGCGAAGTCGTTGTCGCCGTTCAGCTTGTCCCAGACCAACCAGCAAGAGGTCGCTGGCATTGGGTAGTAGTTGCCGCCAAAAATGATATTATTGCGTCCTGCGGTCATGACCATATGGAGCAAATCTGCGCTAATGGCCTGATTGTCCCACTCGTCGTTGCCGTAATCTTTGGCCACGGCCATGTTGCCGCGAGATTTGTTCTTTCCCGCCGCCTCGCCGATACCATAAGGCGGGTCCGTAACAACCGCATCCACCGGCCCAAGCGTCGGCAAGATGTCCCGGCAATCGCCCAAAATCAGACGGCAATCGCCTATAATCTCTTCACGCATGGTCTAACCGATCAACGTCAAGGGAACAACCGTCCCCGCTGGAAGATGGTCTCCCCTCTGGAAAGCCTCTGCAAGAGCGCGCTGCAAACGCTTGTCACCGTCCCGCTGCTTATTCTCGGCCTCCCGCTCTCTATCCATTCCCGGAGGCGTAGATCGCGCCAGAACGGCAGACTGAAGCGGACGGAAATAGTGGGTGCTATTGGACATGGGCGGCCTCCATGGCTTGAGAATAAGCGGAAGTCAGTCTGTGAAAGTAAGCTATCCCGGTGTCAGAAGTCCGGACTTTCACGGCGTCTAGGTACTCGATACCGTTTCGCTCGCAATGGCGCTTAACGCCACCGAGAACGGTCGTATGGTCTCTCCCGCCAAGCCTGCGGGCAATCTCTGGATAAGAGAGGTGCGGGCACTCGGTGAAGATGCGGTACATGGCCTCCTGACGTGGCCAAGCGTACTCACGGCGGCGGCAATGGCCTAGAATTTGAGCGACCGAAAGGCCGTGCTTCTCGGCAGTCTCCCGGATAATGTCGGCGGCTAGGACTCTCATTCTGGCTTCCCCTTGGGCTTCTTCTGGAAGCCGCGTGATTGAAGTTTCTGGCCCTTGGGCCATTCGTTACGACTCTGCATCCTGCTAGGCTTACGGGTCATAGGGTCAGCCTTCTTGATAAGCCGATTGACCTTGCCTCTATCGGAAGCCTCGCCCGCCGTCTTGCTGGCGTGACAGGCCGGAATCCAAGCCTCTAGGTTCTCGATCTCGTTCGTTCCTCCGCGCCAGAGTGGATTGCGGTGTTCGATGTGAAACCCCGGCTGTAGCTTCTTCGCGCATCCGCACTGACACCGCCCTTCGGCCCGATTAAATATCTCCAACCGTTGCTTTTTGGTGAAGGACTTGCGCGGGTGGATTTCGACGGGTTCACGGTTCAAGGCGCAATCTCGATCTTGACCAGACCGCCCTTGATCGGCTCTCTGAAGGTCAGAGTCGGCGCGTTGAATTGTTTGTCATCCACGCCAAGCGCCAGCGCCAAGCCATCCTGATACGCCTTCAAACTGGCCCGCGCGTTGTCGTCATCTATCGCGTGAGCGGTCTTTGGGTGTATAGTGACGGACCAGTTTATGCGGCCTTTATTTCCCGCCGCGACATAGACGGAGCTGGCCAGCAAGCCAAAATAAGCCCACTCCTTGTGCTCCTTGAAAGCCTTAGCCTTCGCAGCCCAATGGCCCCGACCGTTAGGCCAGAGGATTTTAGTCGGGAACGGCAATACAATCTCTGTCACCGACAAGCCCTCTCATCTATCCAAGGGGATACGGGGGTCACGACTGGGGGCTTTCGGGAAGCGGCATCCAATGGGTCGGGTATGCGATGTCGGCTAAGTCGTAGTCCCAGCCGCTCTGATCTTCGACAACGAGCTTTTTCGTTTTATCGTCGGTCTGTTGCCAATACTCCGTTGTTCGGACCATCCAGCGAGCCGCACCAACCTTCGGAGCGCCGTCATCATCTATACGGTCACCGTAGGCCAAGAACCATTCTCCATCTCTGGGCGCGGTTTCAATTGGTTGCCAGTCGCTCATCTCACCCACTCCTTACCCTGCTCAATAGCCAGTTCCTCAGACGACAAAGCCCTAAGAGCCTTATAGATCGGCTGACGTGCTTTCTTGTCCTTGATGGCCTTGGCCAGCTTTTCCTTCAGCGCGTCGCGCTCACGGGCGATCTGTGCGAGACGTTCGTTCCGTCGTCTTTCTGCCGTATAGAATGCCTCTTCGTGCCAAATGGAGATAGCGGGGTAGCTGTAGGTAAAGGCCTGTTCCCGCTTAAAGAACCCATACCTGCCAAACAGGCGTTTGATGAAGTCGATCATAGGTCAGCCTTCCGATATTTTGTTACAGTGATCTTTTCGACGTTGACGAGGGCGCAAAGTTGCGCGGTGGGCGGCTTGTGGCCCCGCAGCACGTCGCTAAGGACGGTGGGGTTTACGCTGAACAGGCGGCAAAACTTCGCCTGATTCATGCCGCCGATTTCTCGGCGGATTAGGTCAACAACTCGTTCTTGTTTCATTGGGCGCTCCTTACTGTTCGCCAGCATAAGCGTAAAACCGTCGCGCTAGCAAGCGAAGATTTTTGTTGACGCCATCCCGACGCGGGTGCTTAATGTCTCCAACAGGGAGACGAACCGATGCGTTACGGACTTATCAACGACATGACCGGCGAGTGGGCTTCCGAGGCTTTCGACACATTCGCGGAGGCTTCGGACTACTCGCAAAATTTTGGCCCTGAATGGCGTGTGGAGGCTCTGTGATGACCTGCAGCCCGTGGAGCGTTCACGCTGGAACTTGCGACCATTGCACCCGCGAAGTCAGCGACGGCGAGCAAGCCCTTTACGCTTGGGGCAAGCTGATGGTCTGCAATGAATGTTACGAAACCCTTGAAGCCGAGGCCGAAGAGGAAGCGCGGGACGACGAACCCCTCTCCCTCGCCAAGCCGGTAAAGACGGATTGGCTGGCCTTTGCTGGCGATCTGACGGGGGCGCTGTGATGAGCGAACTGAAAGCCGGTGACCAAGTCGTGTGCGTCGTAGAGGACACGCAAGAGACAGAGTTTTTGGAGGTCTTAAGCGGATGGGACGTGCCGGTTGGCGCTGTTTGCACAGTGTTTTGGGTTGGCGTCATTGGTTGCGACCCTGTGATGACGCTGGTGGAGTACCCGCTGCCGCAAGGCAAGTTTTATCAGTGTCGCGATTTTCGCAAGGTAGAGCGCCGCAACGACAGCCTGTCGATTGAAGCCTTCCTGACGATCAAACCGGGACAGTTTGAAGAGCCAACCCGCAAAGCCCCTGCAAAGAAACGGGAGAAGGTGTGATGAACCGCGAGCAACCTTCGTTGGCGGATTTGAAGCGCGAGTTAAGGCTTGCGAAGCAAGACATAGACAACCCGCGTCCGGAGTTTTGGGGTGCTGATGTTGCTCGCTATCGCGCCGCGCTGTCCGCTATTGCAAAGGCAACAGGAAAGTGAGCGACATTACCGAATCCATGCGCGGCCTCCGCAACCAGTCGATTACGTTTGAAAACGTCATGTCGAGTCTGGTCTGCGAAATCGGAAACGTCGAAAGGCTTACCGATCTAACTCCCGACCAGAACGCAAGGCTTCGCGCTGCTGTGGTGAGGCTTTCTAACAGCGAGCGGAAGCATAGCCGTGGAGAATAGGCCTCTCATCATATTCCGCGACGGCCAGCTCTTCATAGACGACGCAGGCCGCTACGAACCTACAACCCGGTTCCGCGCCGTCCTTCTCCGAGAGCATTTCCTACAAAGAACAAGAGAGGTTGAGGGTATGCCCGCTCCGCTCTCTGCACGTTACGCGGCTGACTGCCAATCGGCCCTAGAGGCTTACGAGAAACACGAAAGGGAGAAAGCGTGACTAAAGTTTATCAGGCTATCAGCGCCGTTATGGCTGATCTGGCGATTGAGGGGATCGGCAAGGATCGGAAGAACGAACAGCAGAACTACAAGTTTCGCGGCATTGACGACGTTTACAACGCCCTCTCTTCAACGCTGGCAAAGCATGGCCTGCTAATGCTGCCGCGCGTCCTCTCGCGGGAAGTGGTTGAGCGTGTAAGTGCCAAGGGGTCGGTGTTGTTCTATGTCACCGTTGAGGCTGAGTTTGATCTGGTCGCGTCTGAGGACGGCTCAACGCACACAATCAAAACCTACGGCGAGGCTATGGACAGCGGCGACAAGGCCACAAACAAGGCCATGAGCGCGGCTTACAAGTATGCGGCCATGCAAGCGTTCTGTATCCCCACGGAAGGCGATAACGACGCAGACGCAACGACACACGCCGTCCAGCCTCGGTCCGGCCCATCCGTCACGCAGGATCAGGCCGACACGCTAGAGGCGCTGATTCAGGACGTTGGCGCGGATCGTGGCCGGTTCCTCGACTACTTCAAGGTAAGTGACCCGAAGCTGATTTTGGCCTCCGACTACGCCCGCGCCGTTGACGCGCTAGAAGCCAAGAGGGGCAAGTGATGGAGCAAGGCTCGCCAGAGTGGTTCGCGGCCCGGCTCGGAAAGGTTACGGCCTCCCGCGTGGCTGACGTTATCGCCAAAACAAAATCAGGCCCCGCAGCGTCCCGCGCCAACTATGCGGCGCAACTGATCGCGGAGCGCCTGACTGGGACGTGTGAGCCGTCCTTCACCAACGCAGCGATGCAATGGGGAACCGAGAAGGAGCCGGAAGCCCGCGCCGCCTATGTGTTCCGCACAGACTGCGACGTGGTTGAGGTTGCGACGGTCGATCATGCGCGCATCCCCATGACTTCGGCAAGCCCTGATGGTCTGGTCGGGGATGATGGGATGCTAGAGATTAAATGCCCGAACACGGCGACGCATCTCGACACGCTGCAATCCGAAAGCGTCCCCGGAAAGTACGTAACGCAGATGCAATGGCAGATGGCTTGCACGGGTCGCCAGTGGTGCGATTTCGCCAGCTATGACCCGCGCCTGCCTGAGTCAATGCGCTTGTTTGTGAAGCGCGTCCCTCGCGATGACGCTATGATTGCAGAACTTGAGTCCGAGGTTTCGGCGTTCCTTGCCGAGATTGAAACCCGCGTGGCCGATCTGAAGGCCCGCTATGAGAAGGAAGCTGCCTAATGGCTGGATACGAACAAAAGCCGGGCGATATTGTCGCCTTTAAGGAAGCCGACAAGCGCAACGACCGCGCTCCAGACTGGAAAGGCTCAATGCTTGTCCCCGAAGGCGCAAAGCCCGGCGATAAACTGGAAGTCGCGCTGTGGGCCAAGGGAGACAAGGGAACGATGCTTGCTGGATCGGTGAAGTTCCCGATGCAGCGCGATGCTGGCCCTGCCCGTGAAGCCCCGGCGCATCGCGGCCCGGACTTTGATTCGCCTTTCTGATGTCTGATCGCGCTGTAGTCACGCTCCGAACCCAATCTGACCGCGACAAGGCGGCTAGATGGTGTCAGGGCGTGGCTACAGGCTCAAAGGTGGTGTTTCATGGACCACAACGCAGCATCGACCAGAACAGCGCCCTATGGGCCGCTCTCGGGGACGTTGCCAGACAGAGAGATTATCACGGTCTCAAGCTGTCACCTGACGACTGGAAAATCCTGTTTCTGGACGCCTTGGACCGTGAGACCCGGATGGTCCCAAACCTCGACGGAACGGGCATGGTCGCCATAGGCCGGTCATCGTCCAGCCTAAGCGTTGAGGAATTTACCGGCTTGCTCAGTTTGATTTACGAATGGGGCAACCGCAACGGTATTGTTTGGAGCGATAAGCCAGATGAATGACGGTCACGACCCGCTTGCATCTGTGAGAACCTACGCCTGTAGGAAAAGCCAGCTTGCGCGTGACCGCTGGCTAGCCTTCAGAGAGGGCCAAGGAATGCCTGTCCGGCAGATGACGGAAAAGCACAGTAGCGTTTCCCAAGAGTGGATGAAGCAATATGAAAAAAGCAGGCGAACAGTCTGACATTGACTACATCATGGACAGTGTCGAGTTCGATACGAACGGCGGCTGCTGGCTATGGAATAGGGCTGTCCAGAAAAGCGGCTATGGAACCGCGCCGCGCCGTTTTGTGTCGAGGATAGCGAGCCGCGCTGCATGGGGCGTTTTTAGGGGTGATCCCGGCGACAAGTTTGTCTGCCACAAGTGCGACGTTCCCCTCTGCGTGAATCCCGATCATCTTTATCTGGGAACGTCGGTGGAAAACATGGCCGATATGGTCAGGCGCAATAGGTGCAGTCCGGTTCGGCGTTTTGGGGTTGATGTTGGAACGTCTAAAATAGACGAAAGCGCCGTTGTGGCCATTCGTCTGAGCGACGAGCCTTACGCGGTTCTAGCCGCGCGTTATGGGGTGGGAGAGGGAAACATTAAGGCTATTCGGCGCGGGCTGTCGTGGCCACACGTTTTGCCTAAATCGTCACCGCCACGAAAAACACGTTTTGTGGAAGGGTGGCGACAAATACGAGCAGAAAACGGGCTAGAGACAAAACCCCCGACGCGGCAGTTTGCGAAAATGAAGGCAAGCCGATAGCGGATAGACTAGCCTCGGTGGGTATGAAGTGGCGTAAGCCACGGAATGCACTAAACAAAAGGATTGAAGATGACAGAGACGATGTTAGTCCGCGCCGCTAGAGCGATGTGCGCAAAGGATGGCGGAAGCTGGAACGCTGCGTCGTGCATGGAAACACTAGGCGGCTCCGAACCGGAGGACATGCGGCAGGGTTATATGGACCTCGCCCGCGCTGCTCTTGAAGCTATTAGAGAGCCTGACGCCGCTATGGTCCGTGCGGCGTCGGAGAGTGATGCTGACGACGGCGAGGGCGGAACGTTTGGCCCCGTGTGCGATCTGTTGGGCTTTAGCGGCGAAAACAAGACGCGCCTTGTCGTTGCGGAGGCTCTCCGGAAGTCCGTTGATGCCATCCTCTCCCAATCACAAGAAGGGAAGTGACGATGGCTGCCGCGCACGATGCCATAATGAAGGCCGTTGAGTTTATGCAACGTGACGTGCGGGATGACATAGATCGAGCCATCGGGGACGCTCTGCTGCACGGCGTGGGAGTAACGCGGGACGGCCATCGGATCACACTGACTGACCTTTGGAAGGTCGATTTGGTTCCGCCGCCGCAACCATAGTCTCTCGCTCCCGTTAAGGCACAAAAGGAACCCGCGCTATGAGCTTTCTGTTTGTCATCGTCCTGCTGATTGCCTTTGGCCTTTGGCTTGCAGCATCCATTCCCGGCTCCCGCGTTCCTGAATGGTCAGCCCGGCTAGGCTTCCTGATTGTGGCCTTGATTTGGGCGCTGCCCCGTATAGGCGGGTAAGGCGGCGGGACGTTGACTATTTCCACGGTTAAGCCGATACTCGCCGGGTCTTCGGTGGAGATTAGGCAATGAAGAAAACTGGCCCCAAGCTTCAACCGAAGCTGATCCCGCAACACAAGCGTCTCGCAATGGGAATCCCGACTAAGGTCGGAGGCCCTACCGGCAAGCCCTACGGCATGGCCTAGCCCCTTCGCGGGGCTTTTTCACATTCAGGAACGGACTTAAATGGCTACGAACTTCGGTAACGATCAAGGCACGGGAACGGTTGTTTCTGACGGCTTTGAAGGCCCTGTTGATGGCGTTGTCACCGCTTCTGCGGGATCGACCATTGGCGGCGTTGCTATCTCTGGCTTCAAGGAAGTGGAAGTAACCGTTGTTAATGGTGCTGCTGCTGGCACGTTCACGATGCCGACCGGGGCTGTGGTCGAGCATTATTACCTTGACACGCCGACCACGATTCCGGGCACTCCGACAAACACCTATTTCCGTCTCGGTTCTGCTGCCAACGGCGAGCAATACATTGCTGACGTGGACGTGAAGACGCAAGGCTGGATCAACGCGACCTCGATCTATGCGGGCCGTCACCCGGCTACGACTGTTCACTACACGGTTGCCTCTTCGGGCGGCACGACTGCCTCGCAGGATGGAACGGTTGTCCTTTACATTGCCTACTCGGTCCCGGTCTAACGATGGACAAGGTAGCGCAACGCCTAGCTGACAAAGCCCATTCGCTGCGGGGAAGCCTCACCGACACCCCGTATGCGGATTGGGAAGGCTCTACGGAAAGCCAACGCGAGTTCTGGCGAGAGATTGCCCGCGCCAGTCAGGATCACGGCGAGCCCGAAAAGCCCAAGGCGAAGGCCAAAAAGTGACTGTGTTCCTCTTGACAATCATCGCCATTGCCTGCTGCATTTCAGCGGCGGTGGCGGTGTTGCGGGAGTGGGAATGACCCGTCAGATGCGGTCCAGAGCGGTACGTGTAGCCATGCGGTCTATGGTGACGCGCCGTGACTGGCCGCAAGCCTCGGGGATGCTGGCGCAGCTTGTAAGCATCGGCTGGCTGTGGCTGGACGGCGTTTAAAATAAATCGCTGCGGGCTATTGCAAGTCCGGTCACATGGTCTATGTTGTCCTCAACAAGGGAGCAAACGACATGACCGAATCGAAGATCAGCCACTACGAAGTCACCAACCGCCGTACCGGCGCGGTCAAGACTTATGCCTCTAGCGCCGCTGCCTCGCGCGCCGTTGATCGGATCGACAACGCTTACGGCGGCTACATCGCCACCCGCAAAGCTATCTGGGTCGCCGCGTGATGGCTGTTCACCCCGATAAAACCGCCGAACGGGCTGTCGACTCCTGTGGTGGGACGTACACGCCAGAGCAAAAAGCCAGCGGTTACGCTGACGGCCATTTTGAGGCGTTGGACGCCGCTATGATGGCGGTGCGTCCTGTCGATGCGCTGACGGCGGAACTTTTGGCGGTACTAAGCGAGGTCGAGAGCCGTCTTCGGCCTCGCTCAGGCCGTAGCCGTAACGCTGGCCTTCATGCGCTTGTCTCCGCCGCAATCGCAAATGTCACAAATCAATGACCGCAACGATCCGAAAGCAAATCCAACGCTCCCGCCTAGCCCATAGCGGAGGAAAGCGTCTGGACCTGTATCTAACCAAAGAGGAAGGCGAGACGCTGGAAGCCTTCCGGGTTGCTCGTGGCCTGCCTAATGCGACAGAGGCCGTTAAGGCGCTGATTGAGCCGCATATAGGCCGCGTGGGCGATGCGAGGGATGGGAAGAGGCCCAGCCCGTGTTTGAAAGCATCTATGACGCTTGCGCCCGGTCATTGGCGATGATCGACGCCGCGTATGGTATTCCATCCCCTCTTCAGTTCCGGGTCTGGAGGCGCTTTGACCGCTGCTGTCACTGACCTTGCCTAATCCCCCCACCTAGTCCATATTCCCTACAGCTTACATCAGACGGCTGCGGCCCACGGTTAAGCGAACAAACGGAATAGACGACTAGCGCCCTTGAGGGCTAAACGAGGCGGGTAGAATGAGCGGCGGATCGCTGGACTATTTCTACAGCCGCGTCCGCGACATTGCGGAAACAATCAGCGCGTATCAAAGTCCGGCGCTGCCCGAACATATCGCGTTCGCCAAGCACCTGAATCTGGTAGCCGATGCGTTGCACGATCTGGAATGGGTGTGGTCCGGCGACAAAGGCCCCGGCGATGAAATGCCCGCGCTTCGCAAGGTGATTTCCAAGGCCGATGTTCTAGACGCTGCGGTAGGCCAAGCCGAGACAGCCGCAAAGAACCTGAATGAAGCGCTAGAGAAGGCCAAGGCATAATGGCTGGCGGTCGCCCTAGCACCTATAGCCAAGAGATAGCAGACGAGATTTGCTCGCGCCTGTCAAAGGGTGAGCCTTTGTCCGTTATCTGTAGCGACGAACATATCCCAAGCTTCCAGACGGTTTATAACTGGGAGAAGGCGCGGCCAGAGTTTCTAGAGGCTTCCACCCGCGCGAGGATGATCGGGACGCATTATCTGGCCTATGACAGCCTGCGCGTTGCCGATGACCTGACGATTGACCCGGCGCACAAGCGGGTGATGGTTGACACGCGGCTTCGGCTGATCGGGAAATGGAATGCGCGCCAGTACGGCGACAAGATCGAGCATGAGCATTCCGGCTCAATCCAGACGCAGACGGATGACCAGCTTGACGGGCGTATCCAAGCCTTGATGGCGACGAATGCTCGCTGACCTGTCAACGGCGCATAAGCTAGAGCTTATCTCCCTGCTTGAGGAGAAAGAGCGGCGGGTACGCCAGCGCAAGCTCTGGACCTATTACCCCGACGAAGGCCCGCTAAGGCGTGAGCTATACCAAAAGCACCTAGCGTTCTTTGCGGCTGGCGTGTCGCACCGTGAGCGGGCGGCGATGGCTGCTAACCGGGTCGGCAAGTCTGAGGGCATTGGAGCCTATGAGGTCACGCTACACCTGACGGGCTTGTATCCCGACTGGTGGGTGGGGCGGCGCTTCAATAAGCCGGTCAACGTGCTTTGCGGCGGTGATACGGGGACGACGACTCGGGACATTATCGTTGCCAAGCTGCTAGGCCCGGCGTCGGATCGCGGGACGGGCATGATCCCCGGCGACTGTATCGAGAAGGTCCGGCCTAGCGCGGGCATTCCTGACGGCGTTGACTTCGCGGTCATCAAGCACGTTTCGGGCAAGTCGAGCATTGTGCAGTTCCGCTCTTACGATCAAGGGCGCGAGGCGTGGCAAGGCACTGAGCGCGATGTTGTCTGGTTTGACGAGGAGCCGCCGGAAGCTGTTTACACTGAGGGCCTGCTTAGGACGCTGACGACGAACGGGATCGTGCTGGCCACGTTCACCCCGCTTAGGGGCCTGACAGACGTTGCACTGGCGTTCCTGCCTGAGCATGGCGGCAAGTTCTGCGTCCAGATTGATTGGGACGAGGTTCCGCACCTTAGCGCCGAAGACAAGGCGGACCTGATGAACTCGATCCCGCCTTACCAGCGCGAGGCGAGGACGAAAGGTATCCCGGCGCTAGGGTCTGGCGTCATCTACCCGGTGGCCGAGTCTGCGTATGTGGTCGAGCCGTTTGAAATCCCGAAGTATTGGCCACGGGCGTTCGCAATGGACGTTGGCTGGAACCGGACGGCGGCTATTTGGGGCGCGTGGGACAGGCAATCCGACGTGGTCTATCTGTATGACGAACATTACCTAGGCGAAAGCCCTCCGCAGATACACGGGGACGCGATCAAGGCTAGGGGCTGGTGGATACCGGGCGTGATTGATCCGGCGAGTTCCGGCTCTAACCAAAAGGACGGCACGGCGCTAAGGGATGAGTATATCACCCTCGGGCTGGACCTTGAGAGCGCGGACAATACGGTCGAGGCGGGTATTCACGCGGTTTATAGACGCTTGGCGTCCGGTAGGTTAAAGGTATTCAGGACGCTTCCTAACTTCATGTCTGAGATCAGGCTTTATCGGCGGGACGAGAAGGGCAAGATTGTGAAGGACCGCGATCACCTTATGGACTGCGCTAGGTATCTCATCATGTCGGGAATGGGCCGGGCTATGACTGAGCCTGTCGAACATTATCAAGCGCCGACCCACGGCCAATCCAGCGTGACGGGATACTAGATGAGCATGGTCGATGACTACGACGGCAGCACGTATGAAGCGCCGGAGTATGGTGAGGTTAGCGACCCGACTGAGGGTGTTGATCTGGACGACATGGGCGGGCCGGAGGATGAAACGCCGCTGATCCTGCTGCTGGCCGCGTCCACGGGTGACGCCTCGGCTATCATTGAGCAATACCTTGGCGAGACGATTCTGGGCTCCCTTGGCGCGCAATGCGTTGAGGATTGGAGCATGGACGACGGCGCTCGCAATGACTGGAAGACGCAGACGCAGAACGCTCTAAGCGCTGCGGCTCAGGATGCGCCGGGTGACAAGTCCTACCCGTTTGATCGCTCGGCCAACGTCCAGTATCCGCTGATTACGGTGGCAGCTCAACAGTTCGCGGCGAGGGCGTATCCTGCCATTGTGAAGCCGGGTGATGCGGTGTCCGTGGCTGTGCTTGGCCGGGATGCGGATGGCCAGAAGCAAGCGCGGGCTGATCGGGTTAAGGACTACCTCAACTATCAACTGTTCTACCGGATTGCCGATTGGGAAGGCGATACGGACGTACTGCTTAACCAGCTTCCGATTAGTGGGTGTGGGTTCCGCAAGGTCTATTACGACGCGCACAAGCGCAGGCCGTGTAGCGAGTTCGTCAACGCTCTGAACCTGACGGTCCCAAGCGATGCCAAGGCGTTGAAGGATGCGCCGCGCATTACGCAGGACTTCGAGGTCTTCCCGTATCAGATTACGGAACGCCAGCGGTCGGGCATGTACCGCGAAACTGACTTGCTGCTGGACGGGAATGAGGACGACCAGAAACCGCGCCAGTTCATTGAACAACACCGGATGCATGATCTGGACGGTGATGGGGTTGAAGAGCCTTACATCATCACGGTTGACGTTGAATCAACGCAGGTGATGCGGATCGAGGCGGCTTACGATGAGTTGGACCTAGAGATTGCGGAGGACGGGAAGACCGTTATCCGGATTGAGCGGTGGTGCCCGTTCGTGAAGTATAGCTTCCTGCCTGATCCGAAGGGCCGCTTTTACGATATCGGCTTCGGTCACCTGCTGGCCCCGATCAATGCGGTGGTTAATACGATCATCAACCAACTGCTTGACGCTGGCCATGCGCAGGTTGCGGGTGGCGGGTTCTTGGCTGCTGGTCTGAGGCTTCAAGGGTCTGGCCAGACGAACGTGCTGCGGTTCTCGCCGTCTGAGTACAAGGTGGTGAACGTACCGGGCGGTGACATTCGGAGCGCGATCTATGATCGGCCCATGCCCGCGCCTAGCCCTGTCCTGTTTGAGCTGCTTGGGATGCTGATGGACGCGGCGAGGGACATTTCCTCGGTTAAGGACGTGCTGACAGGCGAGGCTGGCAAGTCGCAGACGGCAACGGCTACGCTGGCCCTGATCGAGCAGGGATTGCAGACGTTCACGGCGATCTACAAGCGCATCTACCGTTCTGCGAAGATGGAATTCCAACTGCTGTACGACTGCGTGTCGAGGTACGGCGATCCGGAAGAGTACGCGCGGGTTCTGGACATTCCGGGCGCGACGCTGGCCAAGGACTTCAACGAGGCGGACCTTGATATTCAGCCGGTGGCGGACCCTGCCTCGGTGACGAATATGCAGCGGATGGCGAAGGCTGGATTCCTGCAAGGGTTCTTGGGCAAGGGATTGAACGACGAGGAAATCCTGAAGCGTATTTTCGAGGCTGCGGACATTGCGGACATTGAGAAACTGTTTCCGCCGAAGCCTGAAGGCCCGCCTCCTCCTAACCCGCTGATGATTGCGGAAGTGAAGGAGAAGGAAAGCAAGGCCGCGCTGAATGAGGCGACGGCTACAAAGAATCGCGCTGATGCGATGGATAAGCTCTCCTTAGTGGCAGAGCGAGGAGTGATGAATGGAAGTGGAGGAATGGGACCAGTGGCGCAACAACCCGGTTACGACTTGGGTAATGGCGGCGCTCAAGAAGTCGTCGGAGGCCCAGCGCCGGGCATGGGTTGACGCATCATGGGAGGGCGGTGTCGCTGATCCTCTCTTGCTCAACGAGTTGCGTACCCGCGCTGATGCTTACGCGGCAATGTCGGAAGTAACCTTTGAAGGTTTGAAAGAAATCCATGATTCGACCGATTGAATATAACGTCCTGATCCGGCC